CCCATTCCCATCAGTATCAATACCAGAATTTGGAGTGGTTTTAGAACCTGGTGCTTTAGGAGCTACCAGGTAGATCTTCATAACAATTTCTCTTTGAGTATTGTTCTTCATATAGTACGTTTCAGAAGAAGATTTAACAGTTACTTTAAAATTCATAGGAACATCAGTAGTTCCTAAATCATTATTAGCGGCGTTTGCAGACAAAGCGCCAACTCCTCCAGCAGTAGCAGCACTGTTATTGCCGAAATTAGTTGAATCAACCCAAAAACGAGGAGTTTGAGCATCTAACTTTCCTTTCCACAAGACGCTGGCGATATGTAAAATATCTTCAACATCAAATGCCCAATTGGAATAATCTCCAGTAGTACCGCCAAGTGAACCAATAAACTGCTCATTAGTATTAAAAGCTGTTTCCATTTCCAAATTCCCATAACTAATTTGCTTCCACGAACCATGATTATCATCGTGCTCCATAACTTGCATTACTTTCTTCTTAAACTCAGGAGAAACTTTCAATTTCTTCTTCTTGGTCCCATTAGTACTCTTCCCTTTATGAATAGACGCAGCTTTAGTCAAAGCAGGAGTTGCTCTGTTCTTAGCTTGTTTAACAGTAACAGCAACGCGTTTAGTAGGTGCGCGGACAGATTTTTTAAACTGTCTAGAAGAAGGGGGAGTATACATTTTTTTTTTGGAAAAGTACTCATAAGCTTTCTTACCAAGATAACCGTAATGAGCATGACGAACTGGAATTTGGAAACCATCAAAATTAACACGATTCATTTTATTAGTTAAACTCCACTATCTTCTTCTTCTGACCCGACTACGCACTGGGACCGGGCGACGATATGTAGGGCGGCGACGGCGGACACTAACGCGGCTACGGCGGACAACAGGCCTACGAGCAATTCTTCGGACATACGGCATTTTTATTGGGTAAAGTCAATAACTTGATCTTGAGTCAATTTGTTAATCTCCACAAAACGCCGCAACAAAGGATCAACAGTCGCTGAATCATTCCAAATTTCTTCAATTTGATAATTAGAAGTGACAATCACCACTTTTGGTCGAATATACTTCATAGAACCCTTAATAGAAGCTTGCATAGGCCATTTATCTGCCAGACGTTTAAGTAAACCTCCCCACTTCACTTGATATTTGTCAATATCCTCCAAATAAATAACGTCTTCGTCAGAATAACCGTCGAACCACTTCAAATCATCCATTGCTTTCTTATAACAAGTAGGAAAGGCAGTTTCAACTGCATGAGATTTGCCCGTGCCAGTAGGACCATAAATCCAAAAACATTTCACATCACAAGGCTGTGGTTTAACCTGGTGGTCCTTGGCAATGTTCTTCAACGTACTATAACATCTGATATAAATATCAGCATCAATAGATTCAAGATCACCGGTCTTAGCTGCATCACGCGCAGCTTGCCATCTCAACTTTTCGGCACGTCCTTTGTTGTCATTACTAATAGGTTTCTCTCCCCGTTCCACCATAGTTCCAACTTTACTACAATACGTTTCGTTTTGCGCAATAGAACCAAGCATAGCTTCCACATGACAACCCCGAAGCAGTCTTCGAACTTGAACAACAGTTTTGACAGTATGAAATGACACAAAACCCTGTAAATGAGGGGTCCCAGTAGTAGGAGCAACTTCTTTAGAATAAGCAATATACTTACACTCAAGTTGGTCAACCAATGCAGTGTCGGCATAATTATTATAAGTAAACACAAAGTTGCGATATCTCATTGTCCGATATTTAGTCCGTGATCTTGATCAGAAGGTCCAGGTAATAATATTGCTGGACCTTCTGATCACTATTTATACCCTTGCGTCGGAGTTCGACGCGTTAGTCTAATAGTCACAAATATTAGGGTAAACAAGCTTTCAGCTTGTATTCCTCCGGAGGCCTGGCAGGGGCCTACACAAACTATGCGATGGTTTGGTGTGGTTGTGTCGGGCAGATCCATTCGCCACTCTCCCGGGGACTCGCTACGCTCACCGCCGAGAGCGTCATGGATTGCGTTGTGGTGGATAAACTATACACGTTTTTAATTTAGACTTTCCGTCTAGAATTCTAAAAGCATTTTTTTATTATTATGCTTACGTAAGCCATTTACTATATAAAGAGGGCATTCCCCCCGTTAAAAAGGCATCTCAATGTTTACTCGCTCTGATGGTTCTGTGTTTGGAAACCCTAATGACGAACGTTCTATCCAATGCTTCGAAGCTCTAGCTCTTCTCTATTGGAATGAATGGGAAACTTGTTGCAAGTTCGAAGACGCTGCAGGTCAAAACGAAGCTATGCGAAAAATTTCATTCTTGGAGGATATGATTCAGGAGTTTAAAAAAGATATTTTAGGAAGATAACTTTAATATATTAAGTCATATCAATAATAATTGTTGGATCTTGAACGTCAACACGACCAAGATCACCAGTAGCAGTAATACGAGTGTAAACTTTGTGTCCATAACAAGATCTACGTTGATTCAACTCAACTTGCCCAGATAACCCTTCAGTAGCACCAGTATACAAATTAACACCAGCTTGTTCAGGCATCTTCAACTTGTAATTACAAGTTCTTTCAATTGAAACAGCTTCCTTTGTAGTTTCAGCAATAGATCCTTTATAACGGCCAGATAAAGATCCATCAGTAATAAGATCCAAGTGAGCAGTAATCAAAGGATAACGCATAAACTTTTGAATACCTTGAAACAATTGAACAGTTGTACCAGTGTTCAATTTCTTAAAAAAATTAGCATAATTCAACTCCAAATCAGAAGGTCCAGTAATATGATACGTATACTCCTGTCCGGGTTGAAGTGTGACAATAGTAACATCAGTTTTATACAACTTGTTAAACTGAGGACAAGAACGGGGATCAACATACAAATCCTTTGATTCAGTACCCATAACATTAATACCTTGTCTAGCTTGCATTACTAAAGCACCAGCCCAAACTGTTTCAGGAGTACCAATATAATCAGTAACTGAATAAACTGCAGTCCCATTCCCATCAGTATCAATACCAGAATTTGGAGTGGTTTTAGAACCTGGTGCTTTAGGAGCTACCAGGTAGATCTTCATAACAATTTCTCTTTGAGTATTGTTCTTCATATAGTACGTT